GGCAGACCTGCCAAAACGAACGCCCTCAATGAAATCGACAGGAGACTCAAGGGTCATTTCAAACCCAGAAGCCTCCAGGACATCGGTGAAGAACCGGGACTCAACAGAGGGATAATCAGCACGCTCCAAAAACACAAGCGCGTTGTCACCATCCACCAAGATGTCAAACTTGATGGCGTAGGACCCCAACACAGCCGAAACAACGGCAAGCATGATAAGCGTGTTACCCATGCCAGTGTTGAAGTCGCCGCTTGCGCGACCACCCCTCCGAGAGAACTTCACCCCGCCCTGGGAAACGCCAGAAAAGACCTGACGCTTCAGAACAGAGCGCAAAAACCCGTCGCCAGGGTAAGCAGACGAGTAAATGCGATGCTCTTCAGCGATCAAGGACTCAACACAGTGAGCCTCGAACGCCTTCCCATCGACCTCAAACACAACACAGTCCCTGAACCCACCAAACTTGCGAATGATGAGGTTCGCCCGCGCGCGTGGGGAAAGCCCCTTGCCCACAACCCTCGTATTAGATCCGCCAAACAAACGCTTGGCGGTCAAATAACCCCACAAAAAGTGCTCAAGTGGCTTAAGCCAAGAGGCCACGACAAGGTTGAACCTAGGAGACCTCGGAAAAATCATCCTAGGCTTGGCGTCCTTATCAGACCCGCACTTCTCAGCCTTAAGGAACGCACGGAGCAACGAATCCCGCTTGGAAAGGGGACCGTCCTCACGAAGGCTGCGCTCCGCTTCGAGGTACCGCCGACGCATGGCACCACTATACGACTCGGCGGTTTTGAGGTAGCTCCAGGGCACACCCCGGTAGGCGGAGGCCAGCTGCCTCAGACGGCCAAACATCCGAGACACACCAGGGGAAATGCCAGGGTCGGGACCCTTAGGCAACGGAGCTAGAGACCGCCACGCAAGCGCGGCGATCTCGTTGTGGACACAGTTCGCGTGCACGGCGGGGACCCAAGTGCCTGGCACCCCCGACCTCCACGCGACCCACATCTGACGACGAGGACTGGGGTCACAGACACAGTCGCCCTTAACCTCCAGGGAGGCATCGGACGCAAGCACCGGCACCAAGGCACCGACACAACGCCCGTAAGAAGCAACCGGTCTGTCTCAACCCCACCAACAGTCCTCGGAAGAATCCACACGGAGTGCAGCACGATCCAAACGCTCGCGTGCCGAAACCTCCCAGGCCCACCTAACCCCCGAAGACACCAGGGTCCAGGTGACGGACTCCGAAAGTCCGCGCTTCTTGCAAAACTCTTGGGCCCTCAAACGAAGGGCGGAGACAAGAACAGCCTCGCGCTTCCTGAGAAACGCGTATGTGGAAAGGGCAGACAAGAGTTCAGGACAAACAACGTCCATCGAACCGTCAGGAAGCTCGACAACGAAGTACGGCACGCGTACATCGTTGTCCCCTTCTCTACCCGGGACAGATCCTCCTCCGCGGATCTTTACCCCGCTCTCTCGGTGGCACAGGACATGGTTCAAGCCTGCCGAGAAGCCAGAAGAGGGGAGGTCTGGTGTCCACCGCCCTCTAACAAGCCGCCCAACCAGGCCCGAAGGCACAGGTCCCAAAACCACCTCAAGACGACGGACCCAAACGGCCCGCCTACGAGGTCTGGCGCACAAGTGCGCCGTGACAGGCACATCACGTGCCTCTGCCACACCGTCCACTTCGTTGCCGACAGGTTGTCCACACCTGTCGACCAGGCACCAAGAGGGAGGTGCCGAGACCACGTGCTCCGAAGGGAAAGCACCGGCCCGCCAAAAGAGAGAGAAAAGGAGCCAGAAAGGCGAGGCGGAAGCCGCAAGAACGTTGGCGACGCCCAAGCGGAAACAACGAAGACCGAGAGAAAGAAGCCGACCCAGGAAGCGCACCAGCGACCAGGCGAGAAACAGAAGCGCCAAAACCCAAAAGCAAACGACAGAAGCCGCCACAAAAGGGGACGCCTCCACAACCGCCCGCTCGACAAGCACACGACGGGGTGGCGGAGACCAAACGATCAACGAGGACATGTCTTTTGTAACCACTAAAGACTAAAAGGCACCCCTCCGGGGTCAGGCCAACGTCTCATTCACTATGGTGATCTTGGTGTATGTATCAGACGTGGAGAGTTTGACCAATCCAGGTTAGGCACTCTGGGCCAGGGGTGAGACAGACACCCCCAACTGGG